TTATGATATGTCAAAATTGGAAAAAACTATTGATATGTTATTGACCGGCAACCCCATACCGCCGGAATACCGCGACCATGCCCTTAAAGGTAACTATAACGGGTATCGTGAATGTCATGTTGAAGGTGAAGGCGATTGGTTATTAGCATATAAAAAATTCAATGATAAATTGATATTGCTATTTACCGCTACAGGAACGCACGCTGATTTGTTTGAATAATATATCAACCCACGCTATACATAAAATCATCATGGTATTTGATATAAATAACCCATGCGTTAAGCAGCGACACCATGCCGTCGATCCGCCGACGCTCTGATATTTTTACAGGTTGTATATTATTTACTCCAGACTTTTTTACTCCAGTGTTTGTCATGCACCATAGCAACATCGGGTTTTTGTTGTAATTCACTATCTTATCGGCGAACGCCGCGCCCATTTCCCTCATCGGCTGACTCCACGTAAACGCGCCCTGTGCGACTGCCTCCATGACAAATCCGTTCGCTTTCATTTCTTCCACCCAATATCCGGACAACGCTCGGTCATAACCTATCTTTATCGGGTCGATTTTATGTTCGTCCCTCATTTGACAGAACCATTCCGTCACCTGCGAATAATTTACACGGTTCCCCTCGCAGATCGTTAATAACCCGCGTTCCGCCCAGATTTTATACGGGGCTTCATTCGTGTTTTTTTCATCGAGTTTATCTATTTTCGTCTGCGGCAGAAAATATTGTTGCAGTACATAAATTTTATTGTCTTTTGCCCTGCGGATCATCAGCGTAGCGCACGTTAAATCCGTCGTCGCGGACAAGTCGCAGCCGCCGATCGCGTATGTGTTATATACGTCCTTTATAATACTCTATACAAGTCCGCAAATACCTCTCTGTTAGGTATTTTTGAAGATGCTTTTTATAAAATTTTTCTGTAACTATGAATTTTCGACTTTTCAAAAATCGGTTTTTTAAACGATACTTTTCGGATCAACTTCCGTTTCGTATCGTTTTTTACTTTTCTATTTCCAACCGTTCGGCTATTGCGGCGATAACCGGCACGCTTACGCTGTTTCCCGCCTGATTGTATAACTGCGTATCCGATAATCCCGTTGATTTAGCTTGTTCATAATGCTCATCGCTGAATCCCTGCAATCGCCAATACTCTTTCGGCGTTAGTTTTCTGATCCGGCCGCTGCGTAATATTTTCACTTCGTTTCCCCCGCCGTTCACACAGCGCAGTGTTGGCGATATGCCATCTCCGCTGTATACCCTGCCTACCTGCTTATCACCGAATAATGTTTTTCTGTCTTCCAAATCCATTATTTTTATTATATGTCCGTGGTCACCTGATAGCAATGTAGGGCTGATCCCGTCCGAATTATATATTTTGCCGCTCTGCGGTCTGTCGATTTTTTTTCGCGGCGGTAATATGTTACCTATGCAATTTATTTTACCCCGTAACGCATGTTTTTCAGATGTGCGTCTGACAGGAAATACTTGTCCGGTACTTCTCCCTCTAAAATGCCCGATAATGAAAACGCGCTCCCTGTGCTGCGGTAATCCGAAGTCGGCCGTGTCCAAAACGTCCCACTCCGCATTATACCCGATTTCGTCCAGCTCAGCGAGAACCGCGAGAAAGTCATATCCTCTATTAACTGACAGTAGATTCTTAACGTTTTCAATGAATAGATATGAGGGTCGATTTTCAGTTTTTGTGTCTCTAATAAGCTGCGTAACTCTGAAAAACAAACTTGAACGCTCTCCGCCCATTCCTCGCTGCCGGCCTGATATGCTGATGTCCTGACAGGGGAATCCAAAGCACCAGCAGTCGGCAGCGGGAACGTCACTTGACCGTACCCTTGTAATATCTCTTTCAAACCATTCGTTCTCCTTTGGTTTATGTATGGCGTTGTACGCCTGATTGGCGAATTTGTTTATTTCGCAGCGACCTATACAAACATGCCCCGCCTGTTCCATTCCTATACGGAATCCGCCTATTCCAGAAAATAAATCTATAAACGTCATTTCTGTTCCTCACATCGCCATGTATGGCGTTCACATCGGCGCAACGTCTTTAAAGTCAACAACCTTTTTTGTGTAACCATCTACGCCTTTAGTCAATAACCGTTCAGGGTACAAAATATAGTGGTGTTTATGATAGTATGTAAAATGCTAAATACGCATACTACAATCAATAATATTACATGTATCATCTTCTCAATTCTCCCTCTCTGCCGAAATTACGGCGGTTTGTTTACGCCGTTTCCTTAGTCATCGGCAATTTGCCAGCGGCATACATGCCGTTATAATTCCTCAACTCATCGGCTGTTATACCTAGTATATCACATATCCTAAACAATTCCTCCGCTTTTACATTCCGCCTGCCATGGATTATGTTTGAAAATATATTATGCGGTATTTGCACCTTTTCCGCCACGTGGGAATATTTTATCCCGCGGTCGTTCATATATTGTTTGATAGCGCCATTTATGCCAGCGCCATTCATGGCGTTTGCGTTTATCACGTTTTTCACCCATTCCCTTTCTTATTTATTACCATATTTATACATAATTGTTTTTTTTTTTTTTTTTTTTTTTTTTTGTCGTTTTTTGTATATTATATATATATTTTACTCAATATATATACGTAAGTCAAGGGTTTTCAACAAAAATGTTTAAAAAATTGTAAAAAAATATTTAAAAACATATGTATTTTTTCATCTTTTCATGTTTTCTTCTTTTTTTCGCTGATTTTTGAAAACTTTTTTATATTTTTTCCCAAAAAAGGCTTGACTTTCAAGTTGCTTTATACTTTATACTGTGTAAAATATTAAATTTTAAGGAGTTTTTCAACATGAAAAAAACAATTTTAATCCTATTGGCGGTTGTGCTGCCGCTCACGCTTATATCCTGTCTCGAATTTGAAATCGATTCAAGCAAAGATTCCCCACTCGCTTACAATGATACTACCGAACCGGATTCCGGCGGTAAATCAAATGTCATGTTAAATTCAGGAACGATTGACGATTATTTGATTATAATTAAATCAATGCAGTTATCTACAAACTACAAAGACGAACCCTCTGTGATAATTACATACGATTTTACCAACAACAGCGACGAAGCTAAATCGTTCGTATTCGCCGTATCATCAACTGTATTTCAAGACGGTATCGAATGTGAATCGACCATTTCAAGTTTTAAAGACAAATCGTTTAATTCCGATAATCAGATGAAAGACATCAAACCCGGCGCAACGTTGGAGGTACAAAAAATTTATAAGTTAAACAACGAAACGTCGGATATTGAAGTTGAGGTTTCGGAATGGATCAGTTTTTCTAAAAACCCCGCTACGGTAGTACGTACATTTTCGTTGTCCGAGGCAAATTAATTTCCCTGGCGCCATGTAGGTCAACATAACAAAATTTTGCTTATTTTTAAAAAAGGAGGTGATTTTGATGAAAAATCAATCAAGTATGGCGGATGAATTAAAAAAACTTAAACAGTTATTAGACGAAGAGATCATCACGAAGGAAGAATTCGACGCGCAAAAGCAAAAATTACTGGACGGCAACACTGATACTGACCAAAATTTAAGTAACCCGACGCAGCCGCAGCAACCCATTATTATTAATAATACAAATACCAACGTCAACACCGTCGGCAGAATCCGCAGAAAACGATCTGCGCTTTTAGACATTACATTGATATTTTGCACCGGCGGACTATGGATCATTTGGATGATATTGCGACCAAAATATTATTAATACGGAAAATATGAAAGTATCTTTTCATTCTTCCCTCTCCCGCCGATTTTGTCGGCGGTTTTTTTTATTTCTTTTTTCGTTCTTTTTTTAGCTAACTGACAAACCGTTTTTTCTCGCGTGCGCACGCGCGCGTAATTTGTTAGTTAGTTTAAAGAAAAAACTTTAATATATATTTAAAGATACTTTCGGAGGAAATTTTTGGATTTTGGTTTTTCGGCGAAGCCTTATGCTGTATAGCTTTATCGCCTGTGGGAAAATGATTGAATCCGCTTCTATACCGACATGAATCCGCTTCTATACCGACATGAATCCGCTTCTATACCGACATGAATCCGCTTCTATACCGACATGAATCCGCTTCTATACCGACATGA